ATGGGAAAGACCTTCTCGGGAGGGGAGCCTCCGGCAGTCGATCTGCTGGAGGAGACCGAAGTTCTGTATCGGGAAATAGCCGGTGAGCTGGCCGAGGCGATGCGAGGGGTTCGCCGCGGCGATCTGAAAGAGGCGAAGGTGGCCGCTCAGGCGGTCAAGGACCTGCGCACGGCCTTTCAGATGGTGATGGATGAAAGGACACGCGTTGAGAAACTCCGCAAGCAGGTTGCCGGGGTCGTCGGAGGGTGCGAGCTCGACTTCGACGCGGCAAGAGCTGAAATCGGGCGCCGCCTGGCTCGCCTCCGCGACGCAGGAGATGCTGGATGAGTTCCTGGGGGGGCTCGATGACAATGCGCTTCTGGCGCTGCCATGGGTGTTCGAGTTCTGGGCGCTGCCGCATCAGCTGCCGCCCGCGGGGGCCTGGAAAAGCTGGGTCATTCTGGGGGGGCGCGGTGCGGGCAAGACGCGGGCCGGGGCGGAATGGGTGCGCGCGCAAATCGAGGGCGCGCGTCCCGCCGACCCCGGCCGGGCGTCAAGGGTGGCGCTGGTGGGCGAGACCTTCGATCAGGTGCGCGACGTGATGATCTTCGGCGACAGCGGGATCATGGCGTGCTCGCCCCCCGACCGGCGCCCGGTCTGGGAGGCGGGCCGGCGCCGTCTGGTCTGGCCGAACGGGGCGACGGCCACGGCGTTCTCGGCCCACGAGCCCGAGGCGCTGCGCGGGCCGCAGTTCGATGCCGCCTGGGCCGACGAGCTGGCGAAGTGGAAGCGCGCGGAGGAAAGCTGGGACATGCTGCAATTCGCGCTGCGTCTGGGCGATCATCCGCAGCAGGTGGTGACCACGACGCCGCGCAACGTGGGCGTGCTGAAAGCTATCCTGAACAACCCCTCGACCGTCGCGACCCATGCGCCGACCGAGGCGAACCGGGCCTATCTGGCGGCTTCGTTCCTCGAGGAGGTGCGGGCGCGCTATGGCGGAACGCGGCTTGGCCGGCAGGAGCTGGAGGGGGTGTTGCTCGACGATGTGGAGGGCGCGCTGTGGACCACCGCGGGGATCGAGGCGGCGCGGATCGAGACGGCGCCGCCGCTCGACCGGATCGTGGTCGCGCTCGATCCGGCGGTGACCTCGGGGGCGGCGTCGGACGAATGCGGCATCGTGGTCGCGGGGGTGGTGCAGCAGGGCGCGCCGCAGGACTGGCGGGCGGTGGTGCTGGAAGACGCGACGGTGCGCGGCCGGCCGACCGACTGGGCGCGCGCCGCCATCGCGGCGATGGACCGCTGGAACGCAGAGCGGCTGGTCGCCGAGGTCAACCAGGGCGGCGAGCTGATCGAGAGCGTGCTGCGTCAGATCGACCCTCTGGTGCCGTTCCGCCCGCTGCGCGCGAGCCGCGGCAAGAGCGCGCGCGCCGAGCCCGTCGCCGCGCTCTACGAACAGGGGCGGGTGCGGCACCTGCGCTCGGGCCGGCTCGGCACGCTGGAGGATCAGATGTGCCGGATGACGGTGCAGGGCTATCAGGGACAGGGCTCGCCCGACAGGGTGGATGCGCTGGTCTGGGCGCTGAGCGAGCTGGTCATCGTGCCGGCGCAGGCCTGGCGTCGGCCGCAGGTGCGCGGGCTCTGACCCTTTCGGCTTTCCGAAAATATCCCACGGGGGTGCGGGGGTGTGAAACCCCCGCTCCTGTCTTCGCAATCCATGACGAGGCCGGGCCGCGATGCCCGGCCTTTTCCGTCGGTGGCCGGTCCGCAGGGGGACGGCTACAACAAGGAGACCCGCATGGTCAGGACTTTCTTTCGCAAATCCGCCCCTCCCCCGGACACGGGATCCGCGCCCGAGCGCAAGGCCTCGGTCACCGGGCGCATCGTGGCGATGGCCTCGGGGGTGGGACGCCCGGTCTGGGGGCCGCGCGATACCGCCGGGCTGACGCGGCACGGCTTCACCGGTAACCCGGTGGGCTTTCGCTGCGTCAAGCTGATCGCCGAGGCGGCAGCCGCGGTGCCGTTGGTCTGCCAGGACCGCGCCGCGCGCTACGAGACCCATCCGGTGCTCGCGCTGCTCTCTCGTCCCAATCCGGGTCAGGGCCGGGCCGAGCTGTTCGAGGCGCTGTTCGGCCAGATCCTGCTGTCGGGCAACGGCTATCTCGAGGCGGTCTCGCCCCCGGACCTCTCGGCATCGCTTCCCACCGAGCTGCATGTGCTGCGCTCGGACCGGATGACGGTGGTGCCGGGGGCGGATGGCTGGCCGGTCGCCTATGACTATGCCGTGGGCGGGCGCCGGCACCGTTTCGACATGACCGGCCATCCCGATCCGATCTGCCATATCAAGAGCTTCCACCCGCAGGACGATCATTACGGTCTGTCGCCGATGCAGGCGGCGGCGGTGGCGATCGACGTGCACAACGCCGCCTCGGGCTGGTCGAAGGCGCTCCTTGACAATGCCGCGCGGCCCTCGGGCGCGATCGTCTACAAGGGCGGCGACGGGCAGGGCACGCTCAGCCCCGAGCAATATGACCGGCTGGTCTTCGAGATGGAGACCCACCATCAGGGTGCGCGCAACGCCGGGCGGCCGATGCTTCTGGAAGGCGGGCTCGACTGGAAGCCGATGGGGTTCTCGCCTTCGGACATGGAGTTCCACGAGACCAAGGCGGCCGCCGCGCGCGAGATCGCGGTGGCTTTCGGGGTGCCGCCGATGCTGCTGGGGATCCCGGGCGATGCGACCTACGCGAATTACGCCGAGGCGCATCGCGCATTCTACCGGCTGACGGTGCTGCCGCTGGCGACGCGGGTCAGCGCGGCGGTGGCGTGGTGGCTGTCGGGCTTTCTCGGCGCCGAGGTGGAGCTGCGCCCCGATCTCGATCAGGTGCCGGCACTCGCGGCCGAGCGTGACCAGCAGTGGAAGCGCATCGGCGAGGCGGCGTTCCTGAGCCTGGCGGAAAAGCGCGCGCTCCTCGGTCTGCCGCCGGCGATGGCGGAACAGGCGCCCGAATGAGCACCGGCGGCTCGCGCTATCTGAAGGAGCCCTTCGATCTGCACGAGCGTCGCTTCGAGACCACGGAGCGGATCATGGATCTGCAATTCGGCCATCTGGAACGGCGGCTGGGCAAGATCGAGGCGATGATCGAGGGGCTGGAGAAGCGGTTGTGGATGACGGTCTACGGCGTCGTGGCGGTGATCCTGACCCAGGCGGTGACGGGCATTCTGCAATATGCCCCGCATTAGGGAAAACCCATGGAACTCAAGGATTACGGGCTGGAACTGAAGTTCTGCGCCAGCGAGCCGCTGACGCTGGGCGAGGGGCTGGAGATCCGCGGATATGCCTCGCTGTTCGGGCTGACCGATCAGGGCGGCGATGTCGTGGAGCGCGGCGCCTATGCGCGCAGCCTGCGCAAGATCGCGGCCGAGGGCGGATCGGTGAAGATGCTGTGGCAGCACGATCCGGGCGCGCCGATAGGGGTCTGGGACGAGATCGCCGAGGACGAGCGCGGCCTGCATGTCCGCGGCCGGCTGCTGCCGGAGGTGGCCCGCGCGCGCGAGGCGGCGGTGCTGATCGGGGCGGGGGCGATCGACGGGCTGTCGATCGGCTACCGCACGGTTTCGGCGGTGAAGGATGCGGGCGGGCGGCGACGCCTGACCGAGGTGGAGCTGTGGGAGGTGTCGCTCGTCACCTTCCCGATGCTGCGCGAAGCGCGCGTGGCAGCCAAGGGCACGACCCTCGACGAGGGTGTGCTGAACGAGATCGCGGCGGCGCTTCGGACAGCCGCGGCGGACCTGTCCGGGCGCTGAGGCGCGGACGCATTTCGCACAAGAGGTGGTGATGAGCCAGATCGAGGTTCCGGCCGCGGACGAGAGTTCCGCGGACCGGGGGGCGGTGGCCGGCGTGAAGGCCGCGCTGTCGGGGTTCCTGAAGGAAGTCAAAGGCTTTCAGGACAAGGTTGAAACCAGGATTCAGCAACAGGAAGAGCGTTTGACCATGCTTCAGACCAAGAGCTTCGCCGGCCGTCCGGCCCTTGCCACGGCCGCTTCGGAAGAGGCGCCGCATCAGAAGGCATTCGAGGCCTATGTCCGCGCCGGCAATGATGAGGGGCTGCGCGGCCTCGTCCTCGAGGGCAAGGGGCTGAACACCTCGGTCGCGGCCGAGGGCGGCTATCTGGTCGATCCGCAGACCTCGGAGACGATCCGCGCGGTGCTGCATTCGACCGCCTCGATCCGCCAGATCGCCACGGTGGTGAATGTCGAGGCGACGTCTTACGACGTGCTGGTCGACAAGACCGACCTCGGCACCGGCTGGGCGAGCGAGACCGCGGCGCTGACCGAGACCGCGACGCCGCAGATCGAGCGGATCTCGATCCCGCTCTACGAGCTGGCGGCGATGCCCAAGGCATCGCAGCGGCTGCTCGATGACAGCGCCTTCGACATCGAAGGCTGGCTTGCCGCGCGCATCGCCGACAAGTTCTCGCGCGCGGAGGCGGCGGCGTTCATCACCGGCAACGGGGTGGACAAGCCGAAGGGCTTCCTGTCGCATACCATGGTGGCGAACGCGAGCTGGGCTTGGGGGGCGCTGGGTTACGTCGCGACGGGGGCGGCGGGCGATTTCGCCGCGACCAATGCCGCCGATGCCATCGTCGATCTGGTCTATGCGCTGAACGCCGAATACCGCGCCGGGGCGAGCTTCGTGATGAACTCGAAGACGGCTGGTGCGGTGCGCAAGATGAAGGACTCGGACGGGCGGTTCCTGTGGACCGACAGCCTGGCGGCGGGCGAACCCGCGCGGCTGATGGGCTATCCGGTGCTGATCGCCGAGGACATGCCCGATATCGCCGCCGGCACCTATGCCATCGCGTTCGGCGATTTCGCCGCCGGCTACACCATCGCCGAGCGCCCGGATCTGCGGGTGCTGCGCGATCCGTTCTCGGCCAAGCCGCATGTGCTGTTCTACGCCTCGAAGCGGGTGGGTGGCGATGTCAGCGATTTCGCCGCGATCAAGCTGCTGAAGTTCGCCGCCTCGTAACGGCGGGGACCGGCCGGGAAACCGGCCGGCGGACGCGGCCCTGTCCGCCGCTGCCTAGCTGCTCCCTCCGCCCGAGCGGCGGCGGGAGGGGCCGCGTCCGCAACCGGCGCCGCCGTCGGCGCGCCGGCGACTGGGGCGAATTTCGGAGAAGCGCGATGATGCTGATCGAACGGACGGCGGTGCCCGATGCGGCGCTGCCGGTGGCGGAGCTGCGCGCGCATCTGCGGCTGGGCACCGGGTTTTCCGATGTCGGGGCCGAGGATGCGGCGCTGCTGGCCTATTTGCGGGCGGCGCTGGCCGCGATCGAGGGGCGCACGGCCAAGGTGCTGATGGCGCGCGCGTTCACGGTGACGCTGGAGCACTGGCGCGGCGATGGCCCGCCGCTGCCGGTGGCGCCTGTCACCGGGGTCACGGAGCTGCGGCTGATCGACGGGGCGGGGGGGACGAGCGTTCTCGGGCCCGAGCGCTATCGGCTGGCGCCCGACGGGATGCGGCCGCGGGTGATCGCGCTTGGCTGGCAGGAGCCGGGGGGCACGGGCGCGGCGGTCGAGATCGACTTCACCGCCGGGTTCGGGACGGGCTGGTCCGATGTGCCGGCCGACCTGCGTCAGGCGGTGCTGCTGCTGGCCGCGCAATATTACGAGCTGCGCCATGACGGCGGGGCGGAAGGTGCCGCGATGCCCTTCGGGGTGATCGCGCTGATCGAGCGCTGGCGCACCGTCAGGGTGCTGGGAGGGCGCGGATGAACGTGCCGAGACTGAACCGGGAACTGACCCTGGAGGCCGCCGAGCGCGTGCCCGACGGGGCGGGGGGATACCGGCTGGAGTGGAGTGCGCTCGGCCGGTTGTGGGCGGCGATGACGCCCGGCACCGGGGTCGAGCGGGCGGGGGAATTCGTCCGGCTGGCCTCGATGCCGTGGCAGATCGTTGTGCGCGCGGCCCCCGAGACCTCGCCGCGCCGGCCCCGGCCCGAGCAGCGGTTTCGCGAGGGAGAGCGGATCTTCCGCATCCTCGCCGTCGCCGAGGCCGATGCCGAGGGGCGCTATCTGACCTGCTTTGCCCGCGAGGAGGTGGTGGCATGAGCTATGCACTTGCGGCCGCATTGCAGGCGGCGGTTTACGCGCGGCTTGCGGCGGATGCGCCGCTTACCGCGCTGGTCGGGACGGCGATCTATGACGCGGCCCCGCCCGGTACGACGGAAGGCACCTATGTCAGCCTCGGCCCCGAGGATGTGAGCGATGCCTCGGACCGGAGCGGCGACGGGGCGACGCATGATTTCATCGTTTCGGTGGTCAGCGACGAGGCGGGCTTCGCGCTGGCGAAAGAGGTCGCGGCGGCGGTCTCGGACGCGCTGAGCGGGGCGGGGCTGACGCTGAGCCGGGGCTATCTGGTCGGGCTGTGGTTCCTGCGTGCGCAGGCGCGGCGCGTCGACAAGGCCAACCGGCGCCGCATCGATCTGACCTTCCGCGCCCGGGTGGGCGCCTGATTTCCACGCCGCGCCCCCGGGGGCGCGTGTGCCTTTCACGAATGGAGTGTGACCAATGGTGGCGCAGAACGGCAAGGACCTTCTGATCAAGCTCGACCTGACCGGGGCGGGCCAGTTCGAGACCATCGCGGGGCTGCGCGCCTCGCGGCTGAGCTTCAATGCCGAGACGGTGGATGTGACATCGCTGGAAAGCACCGGGGGCTGGCGCGAGCTGCTCGGCGGTGCGGGGGTGCGCTCGGCCGCGATCTCGGGCTCTGGCGTGTTTCGCGATGAGGCGACGGACGAGCGCGCGCGGCAGATCTTCTTCGACGGCGAGGTGCCGAACTTTCAGGTGATCGTGCCCGATTTCGGCATCGTCGAGGGGCCGTTCATGATCACCTCGATCGAATATGCCGGCAGCCACAACGGCGAGGCGACCTATGAGATGAGCCTCGCCTCGGCCGGCGCGCTGAGCTTCACGGCGATCTGAGATGGCGAACCCCTGGGCGGGAGAGGTCGAGGTGACGCTCGACGGAGTGGGGCACCGGGCGAAGCTGACGCTCGGGGCGCTGGCGGAACTCGAGGCGGAGCTGCAGGCGGCGACGATGGTCGATCTGGTGAAGCGGTTCGAGGCCGGGGCGCTGTCGGCGCGCGACGTGCTGGCGGTGATCGTCGCCGGGCTGCGGGGCTGTGGCTGGAACGGGCGGGCCACGGATCTGATGACGGTCGAGATCGGCGACAGCCCGTTCGCCGCGGCGCGTCTGGCGGGCGAACTGATCGCGCGCGCTTTCGCGCTGCCTGTGGCGGGGCCCGGCGGATGACGGGCGGTTCCCTCGACTGGCCGGGGCTGATGCGGGCGGGGATGCGCGGCCTCGGTCTGCGGCCGGCGGAATTCTGGGCGCTGACCCCGGCGGAGCTGGCGCTGATGCTGGGCGTCGAGGCCTCGAATCCGCCGCTGACGCGGGCGCGGCTGCGCGAGATGGCCGCGCGCTGGCCGGACCGGGGGACGGAACCGGCGCCCGGGGCGGACCGGGATACGGCAACAATGGAGGGCGGAGATGACGGAAGTGGACGGCTTTGACGGGCTGAGCCGGCAGGCCGAGGACATGGCGCGCAGCCTGTCGGGCGCCGAGGCGATGGCGGCGGCCTTCAACGACGAACTCGGGCAGATGCGCCAGAGCCTCGTTTATACCGGCCGCGAGGTCGGCACGATGGCGAACAGCATCGGACGCAGCCTGCGCGGTGCCTTCGACGATGTGGTGTTCAACGGGGAAAGCCTGTCCTCGGCGCTGACCGATGTGGCGCGGAAGATGTCGGATACCGCTTACGCGATCGCCGTGCGCCCGGTCGAGCAGGCGGTGGGATCGAGCGTCGCGGGCGGGCTGAACGCGGTGCTGAGCGGGCTGTTCCCCTTCGCGAATGGCGGGGCCTTTTCGCAAGGCCGGGTGATGCCCTTCGCCAAGGGCGGCGTGGTCAGCACTCCGGTCAGCTTCCCGATGCGCGGCGCGACCGGGCTGATGGGCGAGGCCGGTCCCGAGGCGATCATGCCGCTGACGCGCGGCGCGGACGGCCGGCTCGGAGTGCAAAGCTCGGGCGGGGGGCGGGCGGTCAATGTGGTGATGAACGTCACCACGCCCGACACCGCCGGCTTCGCGCGCAGCCGCAGCCAGATCGCCCAGCAGATCAACCGCGCGCTCAGCCTTGGCAGCCGCAACGCCTGACAGGAGACCCAGATGGCCTTTCACGAGATCCGCTTTCCCGCCAATCTGAGCTTTGGCTCCGTCGGCGGGCCGGAGCGGCGCACCGAGATCGTCACCCTGTCGAACGGGTTCGAGGAGCGCAATTCCCCCTGGGCGCAGTCGCGCCACAGCTATGACGCGGGGGTGGGGCTGCGCTCGCTCGACGATGTGGAGCGGCTGATCGCTTTCTTCGAGGCGCGGGGCGGCCGGTTGCACGGATTCCGCTGGAAGGACTGGGCGGATTACAAGAGCTGTCCGGCCTCGCGCACGGTGGCCTATGACGATCAGATCATCGGCACCGGCGACGGGGTGAGGACCGAATTCGCGCTGGCGAAGACCTATGCCTCGGGCGGGCACAGCTATGTCCGGGCGATCACCAAGCCGGTCGAGGGCACGGTGCTGACCGGCATTCAGGGCCATGCCCGCGCCGAGGCCGTGCATTTCGAGGTCGACCCGACGACCGGCATCGTGCGGTTCTATGACCCGCCGGCCGAGGGCGCGCTGATCACCGCGGGCTTTGAGTTCGACGTGCCGGTGCGGTTCGACACCGAGGGGATCCAGGTTTCGGTGCAGTCGTTCCGCGCGGGCGACCTGCCGCAGGTGCCGGTGGTGGAGGTGCGGATCTGATGAGCTATCCGGATGAATTGCAGGCCCATCTCGACAGCGGGACGACGACGATTGCCCGCGCCTGGGCGGTCAGCCGCGCCGATGGCACGGTGCTGGGCTTCACCGATCACGACCGGGCGCTGAGCTTCGGCGGTATCGCCTTCGAGCCCGACAGCGGGCTGACCGCGAAGGCGCTGGCGCAGGGCACGGGGCTGTCGGTCGACAACAGCGAGGCCTATGGCGCGCTGCGCTCGGACGCGATCAGTGAGGCGGATCTTCTGGCCGGGCGCTATGACGGCGCCGGGGTGCGGATCTGGATCGTCAACTGGGCGGCGCCCACGGACCGCGCGCTGATCTTTCGCGGCAGCTTCGGCGAGGTCACGCGCGGCGCCGGGGCGTTCAGCGTCGAGCTGCGCGGGCTGAGCGAGCCTCTGGGGGCCGAGAAGGGGCGGATCTATCACCCGCGCTGCGCGGCGGTGCTGGGCGATGCGCGCTGCGGGCTGGATACCTCCGGGGTGGGCTATCGGTTGCAGATCGCGGCCGAGACGGTCGAGGATGCGCGGCTGTTTCGCTTTGCCGCCGTTGCGGGGTTCGACGATCGCTGGTTCGAGAAGGGCCGCTTCGAGGTGCTGAGCGGCGCGGCCGCGGGGCTTGTCGGCGTGGTCAAGACCGACCGGATCGAGGGCACTGGCGGGCGCCGGGTCGAGCTGTGGTCGCGCCTTGGGGCGGATGTGGCGCCGGGCGATCTGATCCGTATCTCGGCGGGCTGTGACCGGCGCGCCGAGACCTGCAAGCTGAAATTCGCCAACTTTCTGAATTTCCGCGGATTTCCGCATATCCCGGGCGAGGACTGGCTGACCTCTTATCCGGTCAGCGGCACCGAGAACACCGGGGGGAGCCTGTTCGAATGACCGAGGATGAACGGACGCAAGGCGCGCGCGCGGCCCAGATCGCGCGCGGCTGGATCGGCACGCCCTATCTGCATCAGGCTTCGGCGCAGGGGGCGGGGACGGATTGCCTCGGGCTGTTGCGCGGTGTGTGGCGCGCGCTTTACGGCCACGAGCCCGAGGCGATCCCGGCTTACACGCCCGACTGGTCCGAGCCCGCGCGCGAGGAACGGCTGTGGCTCGCGGCGCGCCGGCACATGATCGTGCTGTCCGAACAGGCGGGATCCGCGCCCGAGGCGGAGGGCGAGGTGCTGCTGTTCCGGCTGCGCGACGGGGGTGTGGCGAAACATCTGGGGATCGTCTCGCGGCCCGGGTCCGACCCGGCGGGGGCGGCGTTCATTCATGCCTATGGCGGGCACGCGGTGCTGGAAAGCCCGCTGTCGCGGCCCTGGCAACGGCGGATCGCGGCGCGCTTCGCCTTTCCGGCAACCGATCTTTCCGAGGGGACGCGCTGA